AAGCTGCCCGCCAGTTTCTTTGTTTAACAGTGGCATTTCGTAATATGGGAGTCCTACTGCAAGACCCTCATTTAATTCATCAATCAGGTCATCTATTCCTTCTTCAATTGAATAAGATTGGATGTCTTCATCAGCATTAATAAAGATATGGTTTAGAATTGCTTCGTACTCTACATATATATCATCCAGTGACATATCTGCAAATTCACTGAGCCGATCATATACAGGGAATTTATTTTTAAGCATCATTAAAACAGTGTTCCACTTATTTAATTCTGCTATATAACCACCTAAGTTTTGAGTTTTTACATATTCGGTAGCCTTCTCTATAGTTTCATATCCACCATAGTCCTCGTATTTCTTTTTTAATTTATTATGTTTCTCAAGATATAATCCTATAGTAACGTCGTCTAATACTGGCTTGTGTTCTTTGATGACAATATCGTATGCAATTTGCCAATATACTCTCCATGTGTTTTCTGTAAAGTCTTCGAGTTTTAATTCAAAATCATACATTAAATCAGGTTTTTTGTAATAGATTGATACGATATTTGCTTCACATGCTAACTTATATTCTTTAACAGTTTTTACTGCCTTCAATAGTTCTTCTTGATAAGGAGTTAATTTTTTTGATGACTTGTTCTCTGCCAACTAAAACCTCCTCCTAGAATAATTTTTTCAGCTTTTCATTTACGTCTTTTGTTCTTTTTTTATATTCAGCCCCGTCGTTAGACTGATTATCAAAAGATTCGCCTTGAATGCTTTCCTTCATTCTTTTTGCATTTCTTAGCCTAAGATAAACATCATTAATTTCCGGTTCTATAAATTTCATAATCAAATTAATCTTATGTTGTTCATTTTTAATTTTAGTTTCATTGTCATGAAGATAATCTAAAATTCTTTTTTTACAGAGTTTGAATGTACACAAGATTGTGTATTCGTCATAATTCGCTTGAATTTCACATTCGTTATTTGCTATATGCTGACCTTTTTTCAGTCCTTGTAATCTCAAAGCTAAATATTTAGGAAACTTCATACTATCATCATATTGAAGGATTTCTTTTTTTACATACCCACAGAGTTCTTTCCATTCTTTATCTTTAGGTTCTGCTTTCTGACGTGCCAAATTTTCACCTCTAATCTAATTGCCCTAGTACAAAATGTACTAGAGCAATATATGTGTTAATTGATTACAATCATGCAATCTGGAGTTTAGTAAAATCTACAAGTTCTGTTAGATCTTCTACAGACTGCAACTCAATCTTCTTAACATCGATTTTCTTTTCTTTAATGAGGGAATTAATTTTTTTAATTGCTTCAAGATCGTTATCGTTTCTAAGCTGTTTCATCATTTCTTTCCACTCTTCTGCAAGAGCATCAGCTTTATCAGCATCGCTAATCATAGAATCGGTAGACGTTTTAAGATCATGCTTATATGATGTCTTATTTGTCGCAAGTCCGTTCCTTGCATCATAATAATCTTTCCAAATATCGAATGAAGGATTTTCAATTTGCTGCCCAACCTTAGTAACATTAGTTCTATCCTTAATAACTTCTGCCCAGAATGTTACATTTCCTTCTTTATCCTTCTTAGTATAATGACGAAGAATTGTATCGTAATCAAATTTTACAGATTTATGCATATCCGGCTTATATCCAATTACTTTTTTCCCATCATCATCTTTAATTTCGACTTCCTGTGCAACTGAAACAACATGAATTCCCTTTGAAGAGAGATCAATCTTAGCCTGCTGAAGTTTCATATTAATAATTTTAATACGTCCCCACTGTTTTACAGAGATTCCAGCATCATCAACATCTCCGCCTTTTTTTCTTGCACGTCTTTCTTCGACTTCTGTTGCACCAATCTGCATTGTATTATAAAATTTTGTCTCGGAATCAATAGAAAGCGTATCAATCTGTCCATCATATTCACCATCGAGGAATGCATCCAGATCTTCTTCAAGCTCATCAAGATCGGATGTATCATCAACCAGTAACAAATTATTATATGTACGCCCATTGTTTAGTGTAATATCTGTTCCCTCATAATGAGCAACACCCGTCTCTGAATCAATACATGCCACTTTAGGAAATGTAAGCTGGAAAGTGGATTTACCACTTCCAGATTCACCATAACTTAAAAATTTACCGCCAATTTTAGCTGCCTGTGCTTTACGAAAACTCAATATATTTGCCTCCCCGTTATTTACATATTCTCAAGCATTTTAAGAAGATCATCATCCTCAGATTCTTCATCGGATGAAGAACTACTATCATTACTTCTACCCTCATCTGGTTCTACGCCAGCATCGTTCAGAGCCTGTTCATAGAAATATAAATCATCTCTGTCATACACGTTCTCTTCAAATGCAACAGTTGGCTTTCTATCATCATCCTGGCCAACATATGTAATATCAGGCTTTACAATTACCATTCGCCTTTCTCGATTGTTACCACCGATAGCACATTTTGCTTTTGCTTCTTCCTCTGAATAAAGACCCATTTCGATAAGTTCTTTAATGTCGTCAGGGATATCATTTTCTGTGATATTAACGATAGCAGCTCCCTCAATCAGATTTCCAAATACGGTAAGAACATTAATCTTATCTTTTTTCTTTACTTTGAAATATCTGTTGAGCATCTTAGCCGTAACTTCCGGATCATCCTGAATCTGTACCTCAAAGAATTTCGGATAAGAAATATTCTTCCTAATATCAACTTTCTTCCCCTCAATCTTAGGTCTACCAACATAATCAACTACATATGCATTCAGACCCATTGTATTTTTCTCTGCGTCTTTCTTACCAATACTGTCAGAATCAAGAAGAATTGTCTGTGAAAAAGTTGCTTTATAGTCTTTTTCATCTTCGACCTTGGAAAGTGCGATTGATGTAATTTCCTTTTTCACAGAAACATTATCTTCATATTCACTGTATCCAAGATTTCCTTTAACGTTGACTGTCATGCCATCTTCCAGATGATCATTCAGATACTCAACTGCATCATAGGCGCTAAGGAATTTTTTGTACACAGTCTTGCCTTTTACATCTTTTTCGATACCTACTGTAATAAAAGATGAGTCTGCAACTGTATCAAGAAGATCTTCATCAAAACGATCCTCCCAGGCGATTTCTACCATCTTACTCTTACCAGAATCATCACGGTCATCTTTGCTGAACCCTCTCAAAATATTATCATCCTCTGGGAAGAATCCGCCACGCATTTCACCATATACAATATTTCCATTCCCGCAATCTACTCCGAGATACATCTGATTATCTGTCCATCCAGAATCATAAGAGTTATCCAGGTTGAATGTTTTATCTGTCACCCTTGCCTTACCAATAAGATTAAATGATGACTTACCTTTTCTAAGAGCTTTTCTTTCAGTAGATTTACTCAAATATATTACCTCCATAAAATAAAATTGATTTATATTAACGCCCACAGGTCACACAGACCTGCAGACGGAACATAGAATGACTCTATAAAATCAACTATGTTAGCAGCTTTTAGGGTGCAAAAACCCAAGGTAGCTGATTTACACCTACGAAAATTCGTGTTATTAAATTGAATAAAATTGGAATTTTAATTGAATTAAGAATTAAAAGTTAATGTATTTGCTACAAGATTATCCATTGATGGATTTGAATTATTTTTTCGCGTTTCTGGATTTAACCAATCACAATAATGATCGATTTCTGTTTTATGATTCTCTAAATATTCCATAATTTTTTGAATAAGATCAATCTCTTCTTTATCTATTCCACAGTCTACGTCTTCTGTCATACATTTTAGATATTCACCATGAGGAATATAACAACTTCCAAACAAGGTATCGTACCTAACTGGAATAATATATTTTTCTTCATAATCTCCATCTGGATCATCATCCAAATATACGGTCACGCCCAGACTTTCAATGACCACTTTTACATTGTGACGTTTATCATCTTTGACTATATTTAGAATATCTTCTATCAGGTTCAGATATATCACCTCCGATAAAACATTGATTTTATGTCATCCATTAGAAGACATTAATGAATTTATATATTCAATGATCGTCTTCTCTGGAATTGTATAGCACGTAATAATATCCAATGTTTGACAAATGATACAAATTATAAAACATCCAATCGTGATAATAAAAATCCAAATCATCAACCATTTACCAGTATTCCAGTCAGAATGAGGATGATTTTTTAACACTTTATTTGCATATTTATTAATTGCAGGAATACCAATAGAACATCCAATAATCACAATCAAAGCAACCACAATCCATACAACTGAAGTCATTACTTCATAATTAACATATCTTGACATTAAGTCTTGAATATACGGCATTACATTTTCTGACGACCAGTCAATAGCAATACCAAATCTTCTTCCAAGATCATCTAATATTTTAATAATCTCTTCTGACATTTAGTTTCCTTTCTTTGTAGAAGTTACTTTTGAACTCTGTTTCTTGATGTTGCTCATGAGCTGAATATTGTCATTAATCATAAGTGCAAGTGCCTGATCTTCATTGAAGCCGGCTGCAAGATATGCATCATACATATTCTTTTTTACCTTTGCTACCGTTGCCGGATACTCAGTGTTATTCGCAAAATCTTTATAGATATCCATAATAATTTCTGCCACATCATACACCATTGGCTTGTACTTCTCAATCATGCCTTTAAGTAACGCAAACCCTGCCTCCGGGCTTTCCATAAATACTTCAATAAGTTTCTCCATAATATGTATTCTCCTTTACCATTTTATTTTTTCACAAGAAATAAAACTTTTATATGCTAATTGTCAAACCAAAACACAATGCGAAATTTATCTGCTACTTTTCTTATTCTTGTTTCATAATCTTTTGCGCCATCCCAAATCCAAAAAACTTCTGCGCATCTCTTCTTCATTGCTTGAATAAGATAGTTAAGATTATTATCTGGTACAGTCCATGATCTTTTCACAAAACTTTCATTTGATGTCCACTGACACCATGAATCCGGATAAATATTAAACTCATCTAGGTCTTTTGCCTGCTCTTTTGTAATCATTCCAGAATATGTAACTGTCGGAGAAGTATCCATATAATCAAGCAATTCTTTGAGTGTATAATAACTATGAGTATGCCCATCCGTTCCCCAATAATCAGACATCTTTTTTGTTAGTGGATGAACGTCATCAGGCAAACCTCTTTCT